AAATCGCGTTTCATAAAACGCTCAGAATAGAGAACACCTTTAAAAAGTTTATCTTCCTCCAAATAAAGTAAACCTCCTTTTAATTGATATCCTAAATATTTTCTTTGGTCTAATTCATGTGCTATTATTGTTTTTTCAGGTTTGATAACAAGATCAAAATAATTTAAACATAACTTTGAAAATTTTTCGAGATCAAACGGTTTGACTAGTAACCACTTGAAACAGAAATCATCTCCAAGCCAGTTTTCTTCAACTACGTATTGGTAGCAATCCATCATACGTAATAAACAAATAGTCGAACACATGTTAAGTAAGGTGTTAACTAATAAAGTACCAGCTGATCCAGAACATAGACCCGCTCGTTTTTGGATGGTGAGACCTGAGGGAAGCAGAACTCTACTGCGGATGTTAGAGTGAATAACATATTCATATTCACATTTATCTAAATCGGTCATTTCTAACTTGGTGCCAAGTCGTCTGTATATCTCTTCGTGAAACCACGATGATCGATAAGAATCCCAAGCTGAAATATCAGTGTTATACATCGGAAGATCCGGACTCCGTTCCATTATACGGCGTAATTTAAGCATCGATGATTTGCCGGTTATTATCCTCTTCGAGAAGAACTCGTTGTCTAGTTGTCGATAGAAAGGGTTCCAAAACCGCATTTCACTAATAATCGTTTCACTAGGCGTAACCCAAATGGGTCGAGTCTTTTTCTCAGTTTTATCTGAAGTATGTCCACGCATGGCAAGGATTGTATAATTTATCGCTTTTTGTCCTCTCCATATCCGGGAGACAAGTTTGTGATAATTACGAATAATATCGTCTAATATCTCTTCTTTTTTAGTGCGTCTATTGAAAAGAAATATAGAGGAAAATCCTGCTGATGTGTTAGTAGGCATTACCTTTACTACCTGCTGCCATGAGTCTGGTCTGACGGTAGAAAAATGGCAAAAAACTTCGTCCAAGGCATCAAGTAAACACGTTTGAAAGTGACCGTTAGTAGGCATTTCTTTAACCGGATAACAGTATTTTAGTAGAGTATAAAACATTCGGCCAGGAGAAGGCGTTTTATCTTGATCATATGTCGAAAGGTATACATCGGGATAGTATTCTTTAAGTATATCTTTTACATTCTGATCTTCAAATACAAAACGACCCTTAGTACTAGGAAGAGTGTATCTGTATTTTGTTTGATGGAGTTTAATGAAAGTTCCTGAGCCACAGGCTGCTTCCACGAAAGTTTCCTCGTCAACCTCGAGGTTCTTTAGCTCCGCATAATTTAATAATTTCGCAAAAAGAAAACAAGCGCAATCTTTCCCTTGTGAGACAAGTCTTTTTAAAAGAACTGACGTGTCTAACAAAGATCGATTATAACGCCATGGTTTTTCTTTGAACCAACACCTATTGTTAGTATGTATAGGTTTAGTTTTATGAAATAGGC